TCATCCATGTCGCCAAGCAAATGACTCAGATCCAGTCTTGTTTCAAACGCTGTTTTGATGCCTGAATTCTGGCCTCCCATCATGTCAACGAAACTGATGCCACCAGGGAACATATTGTTTTCTTGGTTCTTGAATGATGACGGGGCCTGCAATGGTGGCTTGGTCATGAAGTCAATGGCTTGTCCTTTGCGCAACTGCTGGTGCTGCAACTGCCGCGCATCACCAATAGCTTCCATGCCCGGTGAAGTCCCATAAACATCCTGCCCGGTTGTTACCCATCGAGGACACAAGGCAGGAAAATAATCAAACCCGCTTTCCCTTAACGGTTTTGCGCAATCAGGATCGCCAGCATCGTAATAAATTGAGCGAAACTTTTTATTCAGCTTGTCGCGCTTGCCTGGTGCTGTTTGTTCGCGTGGCTCAACACCATGAACAACTGAATGCTTGGTGTAATAATTGCCATTGTCATACGCGGTTTTTACCCGGACGCTGACGCCTTTCAATCCAAACTGACCAACCATCTGCTCGGTTGTCAGCTCAAATTCACGATATATGGTATTGACCAGTCCGCGATGATCAGTAGCCAGTGCGTATTCGCCAACTGTTAACGGATGGCAATTTATAATCGTGTCGTAATCGGATGACATTGGGCATGCAGCAGTGCCGAATGCGCCAAGCTCTTCATACATGGAATGCAGTGAGCGATAAGTGTTGGACCGCATGAACACGTCGCGCATTTTTTTGGTGACTATTTCAAGCCACAGTTTGACCGGTTCATATTCCATCAGCTCTGCATCAGGCGTGGTTAGCCGGAACCATGGGCGAGCAGGAGAAGTCAGGCCTGACATCATGCCAGCAGCAAGAATACGCAGCGGACGCACAGAGCTGGAATCATAGATGCCATCCCATCGCGTACCAGACGACCGATTTAATGAGTCAGATGTAAAGAATTGCCCTGCCCTTGGAAGGATTAACTCGGCAACATTCTTGTATTGCGCATCCCATTGCGTGCGATCCTGCCACAATGCCGCTTTACGCTTCCTGCATTTCTCAAGAACGGACGAACTCATTTAGTGCCGCCGCCAAGCAGTGTTGAACTGCCGATAGGCGTATTGCCAGCAGCACCGCCAGCATTGGTCAGCAGTGTGCCGCCACCTATTTCAGAATTGTCAGACGCACCAACGCCGCGCTTGCGCCTGCGTGATAAATCAGCAGACTCCGGCAGCTTCGCCAGTTGTGGTGGCGGAGGTGGAGGTGGTGGCGCTTCAGGCTTAGAACCCATGCACATAGCAGATTCCCATTACAGGTTTCCGCTATGCTATGAATCTACCTGGCTAAGATGCGCCCATCACTTTGGCTTGCCAAATATCAGCGCACTCATGTTATCGGTTTCGCCATCCATCAAAGCATTTGCGCCTTCGACAGTGCGGTTAATCTGCCCAGCAGGATAGTGGAATATGATCCCGCCAATGTTGTTCAGCGACTTCAGGAATGCAGCATCAGCTTCACCCTGCTCTACCTGCTTACCGAACTTGGCAACTTCACTGAAGAACCTGGTTCCTGCCGGACCTTGATAACCACTGAAGCCAGAGAATGCCGCACTGATTTCACGCAAGCCAACCATGGTGCCGAATAGATAACTCATCTGGTCGCGCAGTATCCTGTCAGCCAGCTCTTCATCGTCATCATCACCTGCGATCACGCCCTTCAGGATAGAACCCATCACCGAAGGAATGGAATACAGCAGCAGCATATCTACCGCGGCCTTCGCTACAGATGCCGGATCCTTGACATCGGTGCGCCCTGCCACTTCGCGCGTCAGGTTATAAGTGGTGTTGAAAAATGAATAGAAGTTTGTCCACAGCTTTAGCAGCGGGCCGCCTCTCTGGATGCGCGCAAGATCCTTGTTCTGGCCACCGCCCTGGGCATCAAGCACGGCCTGATCAGCCAGTGCTATTGCCTTGCTTTCATCGCCGTCAAACTCAGCCATGGATTTCTCGTACTGCCCTAACCATGTCGGCATGTCAGCAATGAGCTGCATTTTCTGGATGCCATAGAAGTATGACGCTTCCAGCTTGCTCAATTTTTCCTGGCGCACAGAATTCAGGATTTCATTCATTTCACGCATCATGGTCTTGCCGCGCAAGCGCATAAAGTCAGATTTGCTGTAAACCCATTCAGTACGCTCATTCATGCGCGCCGGATTGCCGATCCATGTGGATAATCCCTTGGCCACCCACTTCGGACCAATGCGAACCATGGACTGCGTTAAGCCGAACGGTTGCAGCAGTGAAGTAGTCAGGTTGTATCCCAGCCCGACAATCGTGGTCCCGATGCGCAGATGGTTAATGGCTTTCTCAAATGATGATTGAGCAGTCATGTCGCCAGTCGTAATGTCCTCGATGGCCTTGCGCATTTCTTCCAGGATCTCGTTGCCGTAGTGCGCACGGATAGAGGAATCGACCTGCTCTTTTTTCAGCAAGCGATTCATATCAACAACCCAATCCTGCCATGCCAGCCGGTGCGTGACTTCAGTAATGTGCTGCGTGATCACGCCAAAGTCTTTGCGTATTGGCCGATCAATAACCTGCGTGGCGCGTGACTTTGTAAAGCCGTCGCGTGTCTTGCCTTGACCCTTGGCCGCTTTCCACTGGTCAAACACATTGCCAGCAGCTTCATTGCTCAATGCCTGCGTGCTGCGCGTAGTGTCGTACTTGGCAGGATAGTAGCCACCACGAACCTGCACCATCTGGCCATCGAATGATTTGATCTCGAAAGGCGTGGCGTCAACCCATGAAGGCTCAATGCCAGTCAGCCGTTTCTGCTGCTCACCAATGGCATCTTTGTATGTAGCGATGTGATCCCATACGCCCTGCACAAACTTCCAGTCATCAGCAGTCAGCGTTGCGAGAATAGCACCAACTTCAGGCACGCCCCAATTGTCGCCATCCATCAGGCGTTGCCGGTTGCCTTCATTGCCCCAATTCAATGCCACAGCAAGACGGCCTTCATAGCTCAAGCTATTGGCAATCATTGGAATGTACATTTTCTTTGTCAGCTTCTTGCCTTTCAGTGGCGCAAATACTTCGGCCAGCGCCAGCGTGGATTTTTCGTGCATCACTGCTTCATTGTCGCCAGCTTCATTCATTGGCCTGATCATGGTTTCCCACAGCAGGCCACCATCCTTCCAGCCATCCAGTTGCCGCACAATGCTGGCCAGCTTCCGGTGCATGCTGAAGAAGCCGGATGCCAGATCAGACAGGCGATCCATCGTGCTATTGCGCTCGATCTTGACAGGTTTGACTGCGCCGCCATTGTCAGAAATGGATTTGCCTACAGCATCAGCCAGCGCATTCAATTCACGCTTTGCCTTGTCAGTGAGCAATCGGTTTTTCAGTCTGCCAAGATGCTCGATATTTTTTACCGCATCCACAAGGCCGCGCATTTCCTCAACAGTCAGCAGCTTGTAATTGGTGCGCTGAGATTCATCCAGCAGCTTGTCTGGAATGACGGGATCAAGCCCCATGGCTTTCTGCTGCTCGATCCACTGACCAAGATTCTGGCTGCGCTGGATAGCCTTCAGTGATTTCTCGCGCAGGTCATAACGCTCAAGCAGTGTGTCAATCTGCTCCTGATAATCCGGATCAATCTTCTTGTTGAACTTGTCAAACTTCTTCAGGTAGGACAGATGTTTTTCCATCTCATCCTTCGCATCATTAACCATTTTCACGGTCATGGCGTGCAGCACCTGGTTGCGCTTTTGCAGTGCCGCTTCATTCTTGTTGCCGGATATGAATGCCTGTTCAGCAGCGCGGCCAGCCTTCACTTCAGCGGCTTCATACTTGCCGGTATTGAGATCTTTGATCAGCGAACCGGAAACGATTTGAGCAGCGTATTCCTTGGCAGCAGCCATCACCATGCGCGGCTTACCGATTGCCCGATTCAATGCAGTCAATTCAGTTGCCAGAAAACGCACATGCGCTTCATTGTGGATAGCAGCCTCAGCAGCGCGTTCACGCGCTTCAGGTGTCGCAAGGTCAGCATGGCGTTGAAGCATGATCTCGTCAGTCAGTCGCTCAATCTCTGCCACTGGATCAGGCATGGTCAGTAGTTTGCGAACAAGCTCGACACCAGAAGACAAGCCGAACAGGTCCGCAACAGTGTCAGGATGCAAGCCTTCATCACTCAGCACGCCCATGCTTTCCAGCGTGCGCTTGTCGTTGGCGTCTTTTTCTTCACCTATTTGATAAAGCGCTTTTTTATAATCAAAGGTCGTTAGATCCACTATCTCTGATGTATGCCCTTTATCAACAGTAACAATCCCGTCAAATCCATCCTCAATGATTGCTACGCTCAATCTTTTCCCTGTTTTTCCACCATACAGACTGCTTAATTTTTTCTTCCATTCAAGGCTGTCATTCTCAATAACAATCGGATTCTTAAATGTAATTGATCCTGTATCGAATTTACCGTAACTTGGGAGCTCTGCTTTTGAAACCTGAATCATGAACCTGCCAGCAGGCTCATACCCTCTATTCCATTCGGAATCTTTCTTCGGCCTCCCATATAATTTTGTGGCAGATTCCTTGTTGTGAAGGAAGTTAAACGTC